CTCGAAGCGCACGGAAATGAAATTGCATCAATGTTTTATGTTAAAAAACGAGTGGCAACCCACAAGGAGAAACGATGATAGTAGCAGCGAAGTTACCGTATGTACGCTTTGAAACAGAAGTAGAAGTGACCAAGGACTTAGACGGTCACAATCAGTATAGAAACGTGATTATGGCTCATATTACCCCAGCAGGGAGTAAGGATGAGATCGTAAAGTTAGCAGATGAGTGGATTGTTCAGTTGATGGACAAGAGCCAGACTAGAGGCCCATTCGATTCAGCAGCTAACGAGTATGAAGATTGGCACAAACGATTCAGTAAGATGCTCGATGCCTATAAAGATGGTGTTGACATGGCTACTGACGGTACACCAATCAGGGCTAGTCTAGCATTTAGCCCAGCCGAAGTAGCGCAATGTGAGAGTGTTAAAATCTTTACATTGGAAGCCCTAGCGGTATGCAACGAACAAGCCATGAACAACATGGGTATGGGTGGTAGAACACTTAAACAGAAGGCAGAGAAGATACTAGAGAACTTTGCTGGATCTAAGGTAGCAGAAGAAAATACTGCGCTGAAATCTAAACTTGAGGCTATGCAGGAACAGCTAGACAAGTTAATGGCTAATCAGCCAGAGAAGAAGCGTAAACCGAAGGAATAACTTTATAGGGGAAGTGTATGACAATGTTAACGATGGTGCAGTCAGCTTGTGTTAGGCTGGGTCTACCTTCCCCAAACGCAGTAGCAACAAGTTCAGATGTTCAATACCTACAACTCCTATCCCTTCTTAATGAGGAAGGAAGCGAGTTATCTGCTAGGACAGAGTGGCAAGTATTAATCAAGGAAGCTAGTTTTACAACACTAGCTGCTGAGATTCAAGGTACTCTCGCTACAATATGTCCAGGAATGAATTACATTATCAATGATACTATCTGGAACAGGACTCTCCGTAGACCTGTATTTGGGCCACTAGGCGCACAGTATTGGCAACAACAAAAGGCTATGTTTACTGCTGGCCCTTGGAATCAATACCGAGTAAAGGGTAACGACCTCACATTTTTCCCTGCACCTGCTGCTGGTCAAGACTGCTACTTTGAGTATGTGTCGAAGTATTTCGCTACTGATACTACTGGCGCGGTATACAAATCATCCTTCACGGTAGACAGCGACATATCCTTGCACAATGAGGACATAATGACGCTAGGTCTTATCTGGAGATGGAAAGCCAACAAGGGGCTTGACTTCGGCACAGACTACCAGAAGTACGAAACCAGAGTGTTGATGGAGATTGGCAGAGATGGTGCTAAACCTATTCTGAATATGGGTGAAGCCAGATACGACATCTTCCCAAGTATCACAATCCCATCGGGCAGTTGGGGGGTTTAGATATGCTTCCAACTTCTGTACTTGCAAATATCAGTTATGGTAGCGCGAGTTACTTTAAACTTCTCAGCCAAAATATTGCCTATGCCACGAGGTTGTTGTGCAAACTGCAATCTAATGTATATAACATCTTCTTCTGTAAGATTGGTAGAATAGTGTTTAGTTCCTTTAGGTGCTTGTCTACCCAGATGCTTCCACGAGTGAGCAATATTCTCTTTGGCTGTAACCCATTCAAGATTGCACAATCTATTGTCTGCTCGATCACCATTAATATGGTTGCATTGAGGTTTGGTAAGATCAAAACCCAGAAAAGCAGACAATACAAGCCTAGATACATTAGTTTTTTTGCGCCTACCTTTATCCTGAATTTCCAATCTAGGGTAGCCATCTTTATCAAGACGATGTTTCAAAATAAGATTAGTTCGTTTATTGCGAATATCTCCGCAGTCAGACACTTCATATATGTGTTCAAAATCAAGTATATCGCGCCATTGCTTAGTCATTCCAACCCCTTTTATCAACAATACACATATATTATATCATATATGAGAACAGTAGGTGTATATAGTGGCTGATAATACTGGTCTATTTGGCGATGGCATGATGGGTGGCTACGGTAATAACATTACTGCTGCTAACATCATACGTTCCAGATATAGACAGCCTATCGCACAAGCAGCTATGGAGAACGCTGATACAGGCTCTATACGCGCTACTCCACCCACTCCATTTGAATCATGGCTGAACGAATCAGGTCAGCGCATAATGAACCCAACCGACACCATAGCGCAAGGTGTGCAGAACTTTACTCAGCAAGATCCTGTGGACATGGGCATGAGCCTATTGAACGGTGGCATGGGTGGTGCATTAGGTGCTACGGTATGGCATGGCTCACCACATAAGTTTGACAAGTTCGACTTCAGCAAGATAGGCACAGGAGAGGGCGCACAGGCTTATGGTTATGGTGGGTATTTGGCGCAGAATCCGAATGTGGCCATACAATACCAACATATGTTATCCCAACCTGAGTTTTCAGTTACTGCTACAGGGTTGCCCATGCGTGGGGAGTTGCCGAGAATGATGGGTGAGGCACATGGCGAATTAGTTTCTTCACATGGTGTGCAGCAAACACAAACATCTGATGTAGTTGATAGGGTTAGAGAACGGTTAGACCGTCAAATGCAAGATGCGTTAAAGGCCAATGATATGCCTTGGTTTTCCAAAGTAGCTGACATGAAAATGGATTTAAGTAGGTATACAGAAAATCCACCACCATCTGTTGGCAACCTCTACAAAGTAGACCTACCAGACGAACACATAGCCAAGATGCTTGACTGGGATAAGCCGTTGAGTGAACAACATCCTGATGTGCAAGCTGCCCTACGACCTATGATTGATCGAGCAGCCCAGACTGTGCCACATATACGAGATACACCAGACATGACAGGCGCATCTATTTATCAAGCAAGCCAAGCCCATCATGGTGGCAACCCAGAAGCAGTATCCGAAGCCATGAAACAAGCTGGCATCCCAGGAATCAAATACCTAGACGGTGGTAGTAGATCAAAACCCATGAGTGCATCAGCATTAAGCGCAAATAAAATATATGATGATTTAATGGGTTCGCCTGGCACATCTAACTACGTTGTATTCCCTGGCAACGAAGATATGCTCACCATACTAGAACGCAATAATCAGCCATTAGTCAACGCATTGCGCAAGCCAACAGCACAGCCTGAGTATCAAGGAGTACACCAACCACCTATGCGCGATAGTGGCGCACCATTGCACGACCTAACTGGTGGTGGCAATGTCTATCCAGATGATATATATAGTGGAAAAGCTGCTCAATACTACGGACATACAGGCCAAAATGACCCAATGGACAGACAGACGATTGCGTTAATTCAATCGTTCAAAAACAAGCCAAATAGCATGGTTACTATGTATCGTGCTGTACCAAATGATACTCAGCAACTAATTAATAGTGGAGATTGGGTGACGGTCAATAAAGCATACGCTAAACATCATGGCGATACACAATTCGATGGTAACTATAAGATTCTTTCTAAAAAAGTTAAGGCAAGTGATTTGTTTACCAATGGTGATTCTATTCATGAATTTGGATATGACCCAGACAATAGCCAATTAGTCAACGCATTAAGGTCAAAATGAAAATACGAAACACTAAACGAGTATCAGCCACAGCTAACGTATCTGCACCTGTTGGCGGTCTAAATGCGAGGGATTCCTATGCAGCTATGGATGCTGCTGACGCGGTTAAGATGGACAACTGGTTTCCACTTACGACAAGTGTACGGATTCGTGCTGGCTACTCTAAGTGGGCTACAGGGCTAGGTGCTGCTGTCAACACCATCATGGCTTACAACTCTGGCTCTACGCAGAAGCTAATAGCTGTCGCTGGTACTAACTTCTACGATGTGACTGCTGGTGGGGCTGTAGGGGCTGCTGTAACGACCTGTACGAACTCTAGCTGGCAGCACGTTAACTTTGCTACCTCTGGTGGGTATTACCTATCATGTGTCAATGGTGTAGATGCGCCCAAAGCGTTCGATGGTACGACTTGGACTAATCCTGCTATCACAGGGGTTACTGTTACCGATTTAATCAACGTAACGGTTCATATGCAAAGACAATGGTTTATACAGAAGGACACCATGAAGGTCTGGTATCTGCCTGTCAACTCTATTGCAGGTGCAGCCACAGCCATTGACTTCTCGTCGATATTCAAGCGCGGTGGATACTTGATGGCTATGGGTAGCTGGACTATTGACTCTGGCGCAGGTATGGATGACTACGCTGTATTCGTTACATCTGAGGGTGAAGTAGCTGCGTACAGAGGAGTAGACCCAGCATCATCACTAACTTGGGGATTGGTCGGTACTTATCAGATCGGCTCACCAATAGGTAGAAGATGTATGTCGCAGTACGCATCCGACCTACTAATCATTACTCAAGATGGGCTTATGCCAATGTCTAAGGCATTAATGAGTTCGCGAGTAAGCAATAAAATCAGCTTAACAGATAAGATTCAATACATTATGTCATTGGATATAAGCACATACTCAACTAATGCTGGGTGGCAATGCAGACTGTTCCCAAGAGAGAATATGCTACTAATGAATGTTCCTGCTGGCAATAGTGCTAATTATCAGTACGCTATGAACACCATAACTGGTGCTTGGTGTAAGTTCACAGGCTGGGATGCTCGCTGTTGGGAGATGTACGCTGATGACATATACTATGGTGATGGACTAGGTAATGTATGCAAGGCATGGGACACCAACGCAGATGATAGTGCTAACATAAATACTGATATTATTCAGGCATTTAACTATCTTGGAACACAGAATCTCAAGCACTTCAAACTTGCTAGACCGATATTCTCCACTACTTCACACTCAGTAGGAATCACGCTAGGGCTGAATATAGACTACAACTTTAATCAACCATTATCAACAGCTACCGTACCATCACCAGGAACTTCTGGTATCTGGAATACATCCAAATGGAACGGCTGCGTATGGGGTTCATCCAACGGTAACGTGAAGTCAGCGTGGAACACCTCTGGTGGGATAGGCTACTGCGCTGGTATGCACATTACCACAGCTAGTAACAATGCTTCGTTTACTTGGCAGTCTACTACCCATGTATTCGAGAAGGGTATCGGCTTTTGATAGTAACTGATCGCCAAGAGGAACTTGGAAGATGGATGGAAGAGAGGCTAAAAAGGCCATATTATCAAGACGGAGCTATATATATAGGTTATGAAGTAAACGGTATTATTAAGTGCGTATCAAGTTTTAGGGGTTACAACGAAGTAGCGATGACTGTGGGTGTAGCTGTAGACAATCAAAGGCTATATTTACCTTTTTTAAAGTTCTCGTTTTGGTATCCATTTTGCCAATTAAATGTTAAGAAGTTGATTTCTATAGTAAATGAAGGTAATAACGCATCTGTAAGGATCAATTCTCACATGGGGTTTGTTGAGGAAACTAGAATTAAAGATGCTTGTAAAGATGGGGATGTTATCATTTTTTCTATGACCAAAGAGCAATGTAAGTACATTTAATCATCAATTTAAGGTATAATAGCTTAAAGGTGGCAACCCACTCATAGCTAATTAAAGGAAAACACTATGGGCGGTTTTGTAAGCGATATAACAGGCAAAGATAGTTCACCACCACCAGCACCAGATTACGCAGGGGCAGCGACACAAACTGCTGCTGGTAATCTTGAAGCAGCTAGAGCAGCAGCTAGTGCCAATCGCGTTAATCAATACACTCCGTATGGCTCGATAAACTACAGCCAAACACCTACTTACGGTGTTGATGGTGTCTTGAACAAAGACGCTGGGTGGAACTTAACCACAAGCCTATCGCCTTCGCAACAACGGCAATTTGACCAAAACAATCGGATTAATGAAGGTTTGGGCGATGTTGCTAACACAGGGCTAGGGTTTGTTCGTAATGCACTTAGCAATCCATTGCAAGGGGCTAACCCACTAACCACCACAGCAGGCGATCCTGAACTCCTACGGAAAGATGTAGGCGACGCGCTGTACAGGAATAATACTCAATACCTCGACCCACAGTTTGAGCAATCGGACAAGGCACTCGAATCTCGACTAGCCAATCAAGGTGTAACACCAGGCTCTGAGGCTTATAAAGCAGCTATGCTGAACCAAGCTAATGCTCGTCAGCAAGCGTATGAATCAGCTAGGAACTCATCTACTGCTGGTAGCGTAAGTGCTGCACAAGGTCTGTATGGACAGAAGCTGAGCAACGCAAACCTCACTAATTCTGCCAGCGCACAGGACTTTGCACAGCGTCAAGCATTGCAACAGAATCCTATCAATATACTTAATTCTGTTAGAACTGGTCAGCAAATGAACACAGCTACCTTGCCTGTACAGAATAACGTGGCTATGCAACCAGCTACTGCTGGGCCAGATATGCTAGGTGCTGCGACTGCTAGTGGGCAATACGCACAAGGCATCTACAACGCTGACCAAGCCAGAGCAGGGGCTACAATGGGTGGATTGGGTTCACTAGCTATGGCTGGCGCAATGGCCCCACCAGGAACATTTAAGTTTGGATAATCATGGATAATACATACGATAACACCTATCAAGGTCAACGTGATAGACGTGCTGACCATAATGCTGCTGGCTTAATTTTAGGCGCACAAGCCCCACAAACACAGAATGTAGGTGGCTGGGCTGTTGCACCTAGTGCTACATCTCAACTGGCTCAAGCACTCAAGAACTATGGTGCTATGCAACAATGGAAGAACACTATGCCACCTAGTACCGCAGTTCCACCAGTAGGAGTACCTTAATGCCAATGAACCTGAATGACAGCCCAAAATACGGTCAGCTAAGTGGTGCTGACCTAGAGATACTAGGTGCTAGAGAGCAAGCTGCGACTGCTCGCGCACTCAGGAACGCGTTTAAGCCCACACAAGGACAAATGGTGGGTGGATGGTACGTTAAGCCCACATGGACACAGAATCTCGCTGATGCGATGATGCAGTATAACATCTACAAAGATGAGAAAGATGCTAGGAACGAATACAAAACTCTCATAGGTGAGAAAAAGAGGGACATGGAAGAAATAACTGCTGAAACTATCAGGGCTCTTGGTAAGCAAACTCCTGCTCGCCAAGAAGTAGTGCCACCAGTTCAAAGCGCACCTACCAATCAGATGGCTGGTGACTTCTTTGATTCAATGGCTAATGGCCCAGCTAATGGCACTCCTACAAACTTCTCACCAGCAGAACGCGCTATGGCATCTAATGCGCCAATGGCAGAAGCGTATACTGCGCCTACAGCAGAAGCTACAGGGAACATTAATGCAGGTGCTACAAACAATCAGTTCGTTGGTGCTGCACCCGATCAAACTGCTCTAGCTAACGCTGTGAGGACACCAGAACCACTTCCACCAGTATCTAGTGGTCAACCTTTGCCACAAGGTCAACAAGCTAGTGCAGATGGAACGTTACCAGCAGTTACAGTTACACCAGAGCCAGAGCCAAGCCAATTCGCACAAATGCTGCGTGGTGAAGGCCAGTATGCGCCCATACAGAAAGCTACTGTTCGTGATATACCTGCTCAAGATGGGTACGATGAAGCTGCCATGATTGCTAATGCCACTCGCGCATCGGCACGTTTCCCAGAAACATCTAAACACCTCTTTGATCTAGTTAATCAACGTAGGGTAAACGCAGCAGCTATGGCTGGTCATGGCAAGGGTGTAGCTGTAGAAGGCCAGTTGCTTAATCCGCTGACAGGAGAGCCTATAGGTACAAGGCAGCCTAAACAACCAGCAGCAGCTAATCTCGGTACTGATTATGCGAAATTTAATCCTGATACCAACCAATGGGAAGTAAATAAACCTGTGGTAGAAAGTAAAGAAAAAATAGCAGCAGCAGGAAAGACAACAGTCGAAAACAAGATGATTAACCAGGTTGAGGGAAGTGCTAGGATGCACACCAACGAGGACTTCATTAAGAACAGTTATAGACCTATACAAGATGCTGCTAAAGCTAGTCAATTAGTAGCAGGTAGGCTTGATGCGTTAGAAAGTTTACCAATTAGCCAGAAAACTGGCTGGGGAACTGAGGCTCAAGCTAAAGCTGCGGAAGTATTGGTTGGCATGGGATACAAGGGTGATGAGGCCAAACAGTTGGCTTCTAACTCGCAGACATTCAGAGCCATACAAGCTAGACAAGTTAATGACGAGTTAAACATGGCTAAAGGCCCACAAACCGAAGGCGATGCTGTACGCGCTAAATCAACATTCGCAGCACTTGGCAATACACCAAATGCTAACCAATTTATCAATGACTTGCAACGTGCAATAATACAAAGAAAAGGTGCGGAGGCTAAGTTCTACCGTGACCATTACGACCAAGCACTAAAGGATGGTGATTTATCAGTCATGGAACGAGCATGGATTAATAGCCCAGAAGCCAACAAGTCTGTATTCGATTCTCCTGTAATGTCGAAGTGGAATAAGGCTGCCCCTACTGCTGGTGCTGGAGGATTTACCCCAACTGGTAACGCTGCTACTGACGCAGCTATTCTTAAATACGCAACTCCACCAAAGAAACCATAATGTCAGATACTTCCCAAACAGATATGTTGCATACTGCAATCCAGAACGCGGCTGCTGCTGGCGATGGTGATTCTGTTCGACTACTGGCTGCACAGTTACAAGCGCAGACAAACGCGCCAACTGAGCAATATCCAAGAACTAGCATAGACATCAAGACAGGGCCAGTCAAATCGCCCCTATCTAGGTTTGCTCACGGTGCAATAGACCCTATCAATGAAGCTGCTTCCATGCTGCCCAAGGGTCTACAGGCTGTCACTTCATTGGGTGGTAACTATCCTAACCCAGTTAGCAATTTCTTTGGCTCAGAGGCTAGTCGTGTACAAGACCTAAACAAGGCTAATGAGGCTGAATATAAGGCTGCAAACACAGGCTTACAGGGTGCGGATGTGGCTAGACTAGCTGGGAACGTACTTAGCCCCACCAATCTCGCTGTAGCATCTAAGATACCTATGGTACTTAGGGGCGCAAATGCTATCAAGGCTGGTGCTGCTGCTGGCACGGTTGGTGGCGCAACAGAACAAACAGATGTAAACTCACCTGACTATTGGGCTAATAAAGCAATAGAAACAGGCAAAGGTACTGTGATCGGTGCTGGTACTTCTGGGCTATTGGCTGGCGGTGCTAGGATTGTTAGACCAGAACCTAACGCTCAAGTAGCCGAATTGCTTAGACAAGGAGTAACCCCTACACCAGGTCAAACGCTTGGCGGTATAGCTAATACTATTGAAGAAAAGCTACAGTCAGTACCTATTCTGGGTGACGCAATTAGCTGGAGTAGAAAAAAGGCTAATGAGGAATTTGTAACTGGCGCGATGAACAAGGCATTAAAGCCCATCGGTGAAAGCACAACCAAGACAGGTAGGGCAGCGTTTAACGATGTAGAGAGCAAATTAAAAAAAGCGTATGACGATATAGTTCCAAAGGTTAGTTTTGTACCTGATGCTCAATGGACTGCTGATTATGGTAACTTCCAGAAACTTGTATCTGGCCTAGCACCCACAGAGCATAAAGCATACACACGCATTATGGATGACATAATGCACCATGCAAGCCCCAATGGGCAGATGACAGGCGAAACATTCAAGATTGCATCTAGTCAATTAGCTAAAAAGGCAGCAGACTTTACATCTTCTGCAACTGCTTACGAAAGAGAGTTAGGAGATGCTCTAAACGGTACGCTTGATGCCATGAAACAAGCTATGTACAGAGCAAACCCACAATATGCAGATAGATTAAAGGCTGTAGATACTGGCTTTGCTAATTTTGTACGCTTACAAGCAGCATCTAAATCTACGAACGTAGGGGCAAAAGAAGGTGTGTTTAGCCCTGCACAGTTGGCAGCAGGTGTATTGGCTAGTGATAAATCGTTGCGTAAGGGTGCTAGTGCTAGGGGCAATGCTTTAATGCAAGATTATGCTGAATTGGGAACGAACGTATTGGGTAATAAAGTACCTGATTCGGGTACTGCTGGTAGATTAGCTTTATTAGCTGGAGGTTCTGGTGCTGCTGGGTATGCTGGTTTTGGAGAGCATATACTACCTGTTGCTGGTGCATTGGGTGTTGCAAGCCTACCGTATCTGCCTGTTGGTCGTAATATTGCTTCTGCGATACTTACAAAACGACCAGAACAAGCCCAGATGCTTGCCGATGCGATAAGGAAGGCTAACCCCTTGCTGTCTGGGTCTGCTGCGATGATAGGCTCTAATCAGGGAAAGTAACCATGAATAGAACGCTACACCCAATAATGTTGTTAATATCGACACATTCTAATTATAACACAAGAGGTTAAACGATGGCCTTCAACGGAAGCGGTACTTATGTTTTGACTGCTGGGCAACCAGTAGTAGCAGGTACGGACATACTAGATTCAACATTCAACACATTGACTGCGGATCTAGCTACTGCCCTATCTACCTGCGTAACAAGGGATGGGCAATCTCCACCTACAGCTAACCTACCTATGGGGTCATTTAAACTCACAGGATTGGCTGCTGGTACTGCCAATGGTCATTCTGTCAGGTTTGAACAGTTACAAACTGGCATAAATAAGCTAATTACCGTAGCTGGAACTGGCGATGTAATCACAGGAGTAATGACACCAACATACACAGCCTATGTCAATGGCGATATGTTCACGTTTATCGTCGGGAGTACGAATACTACCAATGTAACCATAAACATAGATGGATTGGGTGCTAAAGCGGTCACAAATGGCACTACTGCTCTAACGGCTGGTGCGTTAACTTCGGGTAGGGTAGTGGTAGTACAGTACGATGGTACAAGATTCCAGTTATTAAACAGTTACTTGGTTACTCCCATTACAGGAACTACAGGATCGACAGTCGTGCCAGTAGGAACAACAGCACAGCGAGATGCTGCCCCAAGTGCAGGATATGTAAGGTATAATACAACCACAGCAACCTTCGAGGGCTACGGCTCGGCTTGGGGATCAATAGGTGGTGGCGCAACTGGTGCTGGCGGTGATGCTGTGTTCCAAGAGAACGCGATGATAGTCACGACAAGCTATACGCTGACTACTGCTAAAAGTGCGTCAAGTGTTGGGCCGATAACGATTAATGGTGGTGTGGCGGTTACGATTGGCGCAGGTCAGCGTTGGATTATTTTGTAGAGGATTATATATGGGAACAGTTGTTTTAGCAGGTGCAACGTCAGGTACTACAACCCTATCCCCTACGGATGCGGTTACAGCGACAATAACATTACCCTCGACTACCGACACATTAGTAGGGAAGGCTACGACTGATACGCTGACGAATAAGACTTTGACTTCGCCCACTATCTCTGGCACACCAGTTATGGGTGCTAGTCTGATTACAAGTGGAACAGAAGTCGCTAGTACTTCTGGTACATCCATTGACTTCACAGGGATACCTAGTTGGGTTAAGCGGATTACTGTGATGTTTAATGGTGTCTCCACTAACGGAACAAGCAACATTCAAATTCAACTTGGTGATTCTGGTGGCATTGAAACATCTGGTTACGCTGGATGTGCTGTTACTTTGCCTTCTACATTTGCAACTTATTCTGCTGGTTTTCAGTTAATGGGTTCAAATGCGGCAGCTAGGATTTATCAGGGTCAAACAATTATTTCTTTAATGGGTAGTAATATTTGGACAGAATTTGGCATTTTAGGTCGTTCTGATTCAACTGATGTAACTTACGGCGCAGGCTCAAAAACCTTGTCTGACACACTCACTCAAATCCGCATTACCACTGTAAACGGCACAGACACCTTCGATGCTGGCTCTATAAATCTTCTCTGGGAATAGGATAAAACACTATGAGTTCTTCGATTTCTGCTCTGACGGCTGGGGGTGGTGGAGTAGTTACCACAGCAGACGCTTCTGGCAACCTCAACCTCCAATCTGGCACTACCACAATACTAGCCCTCACCTCTACTGGTGTAGCCATCACAGGGACACTCTCGGCTACTGGTGGAATGAATGACAAGATACAGCCAATAACAGGCTCAGTAGCTAGTAGCGCATTAACCATCACGCTGAACCCTACATCACTAGATTTCAGGTCAGCAACCATTGGAAGCGGTACTGTCACCACAGTTAGTAATGCAGCAGCTATCTCGGTAGTCGTACCCTCTACAGCTACGCTAGGTACTGTAAGTGCTGTTCAATCTCGCCTTGTGGTACTAGCTATTAACAACGCTGGCACGATGGAACTCGCTGTAACTAACATCTCTGGTGGCTCTGACCTATCTGAAACTGGAGTGATCTCTACCACTCTGATAGCTGCGGCTTCCAACTCTGCCACACTTTACTACTCCACTACTGCTAGAACCTCGGTAGCGTACAGGGTAGTTGGCTACATTGAATCTACTCAAGCCACAGCAGGAACATGGGCGACAGCACCATCTACGATTCAAGGCTATGGTGGATGTGCTTTAGATGCTATGAGTAGCTTGGGGTATGGGCAGACTTGGCAATCTCCTACTCGCGCTTACTCTACCACTTACTATAATACAACAGGCAAACCAATATTAATTAATGTGCATGGTTACGGTGGTAATAATCTTACATTTTCTGTGACTGTGGATGGCGTTGTAGTGGGGGGAATAGAAAACTCCACAGGGGCAACTTTGGGGGGTACGATTACAGCTATTGTACCTATTGGTAAGTCTTATTCTGCTTCAGGGTCTTTACCGCTAGACTCATGGACTGAACTCCGCTAAAAGGAAAAATTATGAACTACAAAGCCCCCGACAATTCACTCCACTTCATTGACCCTGACTTCGCCCATCTTCTACCCGAAGGCTGTGTACAGATAACAGAGGAAGAAGCCGAAGCCTTGCGCCCCAAGCCTCCTGTACCAACGTACAAAGACCTACGCGCACAAGCCTATCCAACAATCGCTGACCAACTAGATTCAATATTCCATGTGGGAATAGACGGATGGAAGGCTACGATTCAGGCTGTTAAAGATAAGTATCCCAAGGAGGTAGTATAAATGGCACTAATCTTATCAGGGGACACTGGTGTCCCAGTAACCACAGTAACAGGAACTCTGCCAGTAGCTAATGGCGGTACTGGAGTTGCAACAAGCACAGGAAGCGGTGCTAATGTATTGGGGACTTCTCCTACTCTGACTACCCCTACATTCGATTCTGCTTCACTAGCCACAATCTCTGGTACTGCCCCACTCTATATGTGTAGAGCATGGGTGAACTTCAACGGCACTGGTACTGTGGCTATCAATGCTAGTGGGAATGTATCTTCGATAACGGATAATGGTACAGGTGATTACACGGTTAATTTTACTACGGCTATGGTGGATGCGAATTATTGCGCACAGCTTTTAGGGGTTGGTAGAGAAACTAGTAGCGGAACAACCCAAGCGTCTGGTCTACACTCTACTGACAATATAAATGCAACAACTTATACTACATCAGCCGTCAGAGTTGCTATGAATAAACTTGGCTCACTAACAGGCTTTAATGATTGCAATCCAGTTTTAGTAGCCATCTTCCGCTAAAAGGACACCCAATGAAAAGAATAATATATAGAACAGAATCAGGCGGTGTCGCAGTTATAGTGCCAGCAGATACTATTGAAGCCTGTATGAAAGACATACCAGAGGGTGTTCCTTATAAGATTGTAGAGGACTCTGACATTCCTTCAGATAGAACTTTCCGTAACGCATGGGAGATGACAGCGTGATAACAATTAACTTCGATAAAGCCGTCGAGATAACTCAAGATAGACTCAGAGCAGAACGCAAGCCTCTCATGGATGCTCAAGATGTTCTATTCCAACGCGCCCTAGAATCAGGCACAGACACTAAAGCTATAGTCGCTGAGAAGCAAAGGTTGAGGGATATAACCAAGATTAGCGTTACCACATTGGATGAGTTGAAAGCACTCCAAGCATAATGTACACACGCTTCCTGATATACCTCCTAGCAGACTTCACAGTTAACCTAATTGGTTACTGTATAAACCCCATCCTGCCTATCTTCGCTGATAGCGAAGGCAATCTACCATCTTGGCTCAGTTGGTTTCAGACCTACGACTCTACGCTAGATGGGACTGAACCACGATTCATTGAATCAACTAGCTGGTTGAGAACTGATGGTGTCGCTAAAAACTTCATCTATACCTACATACTGAGGGTCATGTGGCTATATCGTAACAATGCGTACGGATTTGCATACTCAATACTAGGCGCAAAGTCACCCTTAGTGACACTTTCCGAGGAGGGGGTTAACCCATCTGACCGTAATCCTGCTATAGAAGGTTCATACTTCACAGTCTTTGAAGATGCCGAGGGGGTACAGTATTTCCAGTACAAGCTAGTCAAAGATCGTGGGAATGGCAAGTGTTATGAAGCAAGTATCGGGTGGAAAACTTCTGGTCAGTTCGTAGCCAGATGGACTCCTTTTAGAAAATTTAACGGATAATGTCATGGAAGATAAAGTAAACGAGATGCAGGTAGCGCAAGCGGTGACAGCAGAGAAAATCTCTCGGATGCAAGTAGATATTGAGGAACTATCAACATCCATCCATCTGTTGAATAAAACGCTAATAGACATTTCTGTTACATTATCCGAAGCCAAGGGTGGGTGGAAGATGCTCATGGTTGTTGGCGGTGCTGGTGCTGCTTTGGGGTCAGGTTTGGGCTATCTAATCCATTTATTCGGAGGTAAATAATGTTTACTTTATTCACTACTATTGTGTCTTTTTTGACTGCTGGTGTTCCCAAGGTGCTAGACTTCTTCCAGGACAAGGGCGACAAGAAGCACGAACTGGAGATGGCTCACCTCCAACTAACACGCGAACTTGAACTCCAGAAGGCTGGATTCGTACAACAAGCAAAAATAGAGGAGATTAAACTTGACGAGATTCAGACGCAGACAGCTAGTGCAGAGCAACAAGCCCTGTACACACATGACATTGAGATCGGCAAGGGGGCTAGTCAATGGGCTATCAATGCTCGTAGTTTGGTGCGCCCCATTGTTACCTATATCCTGCTTCTACTTCTGGTATTTATCGAGGTAGGTGGATTCATCTACGCTACACAAACTGGAGTACCGTTCCCAGTAGCCATAGATAAGTTGTGGGATAAGGACATGGAAGTCGTGTGGGCATCAGTTCTCAGTTTTTGGTTCGGGTCGAGAGCGTTTAACGGTAAGTAGTCGGATTTAACGACCAGTTAATGCGGTTTTAGCGGTGATTAAGCATTATATTTACCGCACGTGAATGATGCAAAAGATGTTGCAATGGTGCAACGTGAGATGCAACAAGACCTTTACCCATAAGCGGACATTTTTGTCCGATTAGCTATTAGCCCTGAAAATGTAATATATGCGTATCTCCCAACAAGGCATTGACCTAATCAAGAGTTTTGAGGGATGCAGACTAAAACCATACCTCTGCCCTGCTAAAAAATTTACAGTCGGTTATGGTCATGTTCTAGGGAATGGTGCTACACTAGCAGAAGCGGATAATCGCCTATTTACCAAGGAGGAAGTTGATGTTTTACTTAGAACAGATTTGGCAAGATTTGAACGCGGTGTGCTACGCTACTGTACCGTGCCTCTCACTCAATCTCAGTTTGATGCTCTTGTTAGCTGGTCTTATAACCTTGGGCTGGGGACACTCCAACGCAGTACGATGCGACAAAAAATTCTCCGAAAAGATGGAGAAGCTGCATCGAAGGAATTACTCAAATATGACAAAGTAGGCGGTAAGGCTATAAAAGGCTTGACCAGACGAAGGCAAGCCGAGTACCGATTATTCACCCAATTAGACCCGATTACAGATACTTCGACTTCAGATACTTGATACTTAAAGCCATCTCGTCAAATTGACCGTTGGGCTGTACGTCATTTAGCATATAACACCCTCTCCAATGCTGATTGGTCTGAGCATTGAGATAGCCTTCGTCATGCTCATAGCACGATCCTGCCAATATAGCCGTTAACTCTACTCCATCTGCCCTCTTGCCGTAGCTAATCAATCTACCCTGTTGGTGGAAGGCAAAGCAACTCTGGTGCAGTTTAGTCAGCAAAGCAGCAGCCGAGCAGATAGGTCTACCCATAATCCCAGAAGTAAAGTAGTGAGAATAAGCAATACCATCGATAGTAACCACCTCTAGGAATGGGTATATCTGCCAACCATGCCTGTAATACTGCAAGTCATTAATCCCAATCAACCCATCTAGCTTACGATCAGCGTTAATAGCGCGATTTATACGGTGTTCGTGATTCCCTAGCGTTAGATGTAGTTCAGGATGCCAAGGCTTCTCTACACCCTTCTTATGCTGTCTGTGGATCTCTGCGTGGATAGGCTTCATCAAGGTATCCATAGCTAACCTGGCTGCTTGAATATCAGCCCAGTACGTTCTACCCTCGAACTCCTTCTTACCCACATCAAAACTAGAGAGGGATGGCATATCCGCGAAATCCCCACCACAGACTATGACATCTGGTTGCTTATCCGCTGCGAATCGACCTATTGCGGTTAAAAATGCAAAATCAATACCACTTTTAGCTTGTACGTCTGGAATAACTAAGTGCCTACGCGATTTAGTCATGCTATCTCCTATAACTCTAATGGGTCGAATCCGAACTCTAGTGCGATTGCCGTACTCCTTCTCAGGAAGTAAGCATCATGGAGGAGGTACTTGTAGGGATGCTCGCCACGACACATATGGATAATCTCATGGCAAAGCGTTTTCTGGATGGTTGCAAGATGGGAAGATTTAGCCCTCGAAATAGTGATGATATGCTTATCACCATCATGGCAGTAAGAGCCTAGACAGTCTAGTGCATCGTCTATCTCGAAGGTTATATCTTCAACTGGTGGTAGTTTCCAACGGTTCAACGGCCTCATTCCCTTGAACATGACATACATATTCGCAAGGTCTTTTGGCTTAATGTGCATTACTTATGACACCTTCTGGGGAAGCCCATCGTATCAGCCGAGCATTTCATGGTAACTTTAATGTCGGTTAAGTGTGATGGTGTAGGGGTAAAGTTATTCTGCAAAACGTGCTTACCCTTCGCCTGTAGCATGGCTAGTGATTTAGCCCTCTCGCGTTCGTTATGTTCGGTCATTTTACGTTCTCCAGGATAGCGTTCGCATACTCACGAACAAGTTTCATGTATGCCTCTTGAGCAGCTAGGTATTGATCTCCCAGAACTTGTACCTTCTGGCGAGCCATATCAAGCCTAGCCTTAATTTTATCGACTTCGGTCATTTGATAGTCAACCTGTCTTTATGCGTTAAGACTGCACAGGACACAGGTTCGCCTCTCAAGATTGCTTCTTTGGCAAGTGTTTTAGACGGTGTTGCGACTGTCTTAATGGTTTTGAAGTCCATAGGAATATCAGCGGTTTCACAAGTCCAGACCAATTCAGAATCTCGGAGATAACTAATTGTAGCAGAAAAAGTGCCATCTAGGGCTTTAATCTCCTTAACCCCATGTTCTTTCATGTTTTCCATGAGGTACGCTTTCAATCTCTCCTGTTGAGCCTCGATGACCCTCTTTTTCTCCAGTAGAGAGGCTATCGCAGTATCCAGCATTGACACTCCTGCCGACTGATTCTTGATATGGGCGCAGACAGCACGTTGCTTGTCAGCCACCACCATCTTAGCATTTTCCCAAGCCTCCATGTCGACAACACCATCGTCATCGACAAAGAGTTCGAGGGAGGCTAACTGGTCAGCCTGATAAAGTGATATTTTCATCAGAATGGTACATCTTCAAAGTTATCGAAGCCACCATCTCCCTTAGGAATCGATTTGGAAGCCATTTGAGGGGTCATAGGCGCACGATCTTCTTTTTTACCTGTCAAGGTAACATCCTGAACACGAACCTCGATAGAAGCCCCATCTGAGCCGTCTTCCTTTTTATACATCCGTAGGCTACATTCTCCCGAAATGGCAACTCCCTGACCCTTCAAAAGATATGGTGCTAGTGAATCAGCCCTCTTACCCCACAATGAGCAATTCACCCATTGGGTAGCTGCGTTCTTACCCCATCCAGACTTCACCCCTACGCTAAACGAGCCTACAGAGTTGGATTCGTCATCCATGTTTACTGCAAATGATGAAACTGCATCACCCTTTTTGGTGCTACGAACCACGATGTCACGCACTAAATGTCCTGTAAATGTGAATATATTCATAGTGTTATTCTCCTTTGGTTAATTGTAGTTTACGAGCATCTTTAGCTTCAATGATACGCGGATGGTGCTGTTTACCACACATGGCCATTGCTGCATCAAAGTTGGACTTGAGCAACTCCATGTTTGCTGACGAACGTACTGCCTTAATCAGATTAACTGCATCATCTGTACCGACTGCTGCGGAGGCATCTAGGGCATCATGCTCGACTATCTCCATAGCCGTGACCCAGAGATACCTACGCTGATAGGTCTGGACTGCGCCTATGTTCTGGACTTCATGGCAACCTTTGAGGGCTGCTGACCCCATTGGGCTTGTAATGACCAGTTCTCCACCACCCTCAGTATCAATGATCGTGAGTGTAGCTGTGTCTGCTGTGAACGAGATTGCCGAACACAAACCCAGTTCGTAGAATATCTGCTGGATGCTAGGCAAAAAATCTCCCAGTTCAAAATACTGGTACTTTGCGAAGGAATTTACACCTGACTTCTTGAGGGGGAGTGCTGCTAGTTGTTGCCTGGCCTCCATCAACTTACGATAGACACCCAGGTAAGCCATCTGCTGCTGTGCTTCCTGTTCCTGCTGTTGCTGACCGTTATCATCTCTCATTTTGATTCTCCTCTGTGGTTAATGTTGCAGACTGACAGTATCACACTTTTAGACAAGTGTGTAAGTATTTTGTGGTAGCCTATACCGAGCCTAAGTAGGGTAGGCAAACTTGTTGCCGAACTTGCCTAACTTTTTTGCCTAATTTGCCTAGTGTCCATATTCTGTATCGCTCCATATTCTGGAGCGTGAAAAAAGTGTTGCCTGTAGGGGGTATATACATTCAAGGTAGGGTAGCCTACCCCAACCACGTTATCCCCAGCCCCACCCCCTCAAAACGCGTTTAAATGGCATACCTATATACGAGTGTGGGTAGACAACATGGCCAACACACTCAAGATGTCCAACATGGCCACATAAATAACTTGGACACCTTGGCCACCTTACCTAAAAGAAAATACTTGTTGGCAAAGTAAAATCTGTGGTACAGTTCAACTGCATCTTGCAGGTGCATTGAAATAAGATAAGCAAGACTTCATAAACACCCTGACGGTTTTTGCTTCTCTTTCCGTTCTGCAAGCCCCTAGAAATAGTGGCAGGGTGTTTTTGAAGTCTTTTTGCATTTTAAATTGGAGGAATTATGAAACTGAAAGAAACAGTAGCAACGCTGACCTTTATTTCTGATACTGGATACTATGTAATAAGTCAACCAGAAGTGTGTTCCCACACAGGCGATACAATATATTCAAACATTGTTCTATCACCAGAACAGATGCGCCCAATTATCGTGGACATGGAGTCAAAACTTATATACGCAGACGAATGGTGGTCTACCCAAGGCAGCGAAGAAAGCGAGGTATAGGATGCAATATTACAAACACCATATTGGTGACTTCATCAAGGACACATCAAATCTTGATGACCACCAATCCATGACCTACTTACGGATGTTATGGAAGTATTACCTAGACGAATCACCTTTATCTGGATCATGCGAAGATATTGCGTTTACTGTGCGTTCGGATGAAAAAACGGTGCGAACGCTTCTCAAGCATTTTTTTATCTCCAGAGATGGTGCGTGGATTCATATTCGCTGCGAGAGGGAAATTAAAGGGTTTTACGATAAATCAGAGAAGGCTAGAGCATCTGCCAAATCCCGATGGGATGCCAATACTATGCAAACGCAATGCGAACGCATAGCGAACGCATCCAAAATTGATGCGAACGTACCGAAAAGTGATGCGGATTGTATGCTACCCATAACCCATAACCCACTACCCATTATAAAAACAAAAACAACTACAGCAAAGATGCCTACACCTGACGGTGTATCTCCTGAGTTATGGTCTGATTACTTGTCTGTAAGAAAAGGCAAGCCAATGACACAGACGGCACTAAACGGCATCGCAAGGGAAGCAACCAAAGCTGGGCTATCTCTGGAAGCTGGCCTTAGAGTTTGTGCCGAACGTGGTTGGTCAGGATTAAAAGCTGAATGGCTGGATGACAAGAAGCTGACCGTACACCAACAGCAGATGCAAGCGTTTGCTAGAGGTATTGGGATAGGTCGTACACAGGAAGTACCACACTATGAACATGAAGCCATTCAAATCTTTGACAACCCACAACTGGAGGACAATAGCCATGAGCAATTCTGACCATAAGCCACTACCGTTTAGCTGGATTGAGGAGATATTTCAAACCATGTTCAACAACTACGGAAGCGAGTTTGCCCGAAAGTGGTCATCTGGTGTACTGGATGCTCATAAGAACGATGAGGGATTACAAAGTATCAAAAAGGCTTGGTGTGTGAAGCTAGGAGGCTTTGTAAACGACAAGGGTGCTATCAAGAACGCGCTATTGAACTTACCAGAGCATCCGCCTAGCTTACCTGCTTTTGAAGCCCTATGTAAGCAGTTCAGAACCACAGAAGCGTACCATGCTCTGCCAAACCACCTATCTGAAACTGCTATTGCCAATGGTAAAAAGCAACTAGCAAGTATTATGCGTATGTTGGAAACATCAAAACTACTCAAGGAGGCCAAATGATGTGGAAACAGACTAGCCCAGTAAGTATCGTAGAAACCGAAGGCGATTGGCACATAGACAGGAACACGGTCTGCGGAGTAACCAAATACTGCCTGTATCGTGGGCGCGATGTGGTAGGCTCTTACGTTACTGCTGCGAAGGCCAAAGCAGCCAAACTTGAAATGGAGACAAAATGAGGAACTTTCTGGACTATTCATTAATAGCAATCGCTGTGATCTTAATGCTCGCCATGACCGACATCTTCGCTTGCCCATCTAAAGGCATCGAGAAGCTGCCAGAACACCTTGTGAAGCCCTACTGCGAGTGCTATCACAGGATTATGCTTGAGCCAAGATGGGTAATGCCTGGGCGCGAAAGAGCCGAGTTAATCTGCGGTGGACAAGCGTGGGACAAGGCTTACAGGGAATCTAGGGGTAAATTTAAATAAATCTTCACTTTCCTTGATAATTGTCAAGATAAATCGTGTTTATGTGCTTGTGGAACGTATTTACATATGTAATTATTCGTCTGCACCAAACGAAACATTAACCACAGAGGAGAATCAAAATGAACGCTTACCAAATTTTTGACACATCTACATCAGACGAAAATCTATATGCTACCGCACAGGATAGGGCTGATAGTTGGTTTTGGGAAGACGAGTGCGAGGTAATGATTTTTAAGGATGGGTCATACTTGAGTTTTGATAAAATGCACCAGTATAAGCATCATGGTTACTGCAAAACCACAGGCGCAGATACATCCATGAGGCATTGTTATTAAGGCGAAAGCCCCACTTAAAGGGATAATCAAAATGAACAGCACAGTAGAATTTGACACAGTAGTAGGCGATAACCTAGAAGTAACCGTAGAAGGTGAATACTCAGGCGAGGACAGGGACTTTGGCTGCGAAGTCACCAAGGTTTATATCACTACCGACACAGCTAAAAATGATATACTTTACCTTCTGTCAAAGCTAGGCAAGGACATACTGGATTCAGAATTGTGGGATGTATGCTACATGGACATGGAGGCTCAACAGCGCGAGGCTGACGAGGCTAGAGCAGATGCTAAACGTGATAACGAAATGTTCGGAGGCTGAGATGCAAGACTTGCACCCTGAGTTCAAAAGACAGTATGCAAGTCAAATTCAGGTGTTTCGCGCATTATGTGACCATCGCCCTGCGTTAACGTGGAAACTGATTAGAAAGATATTGATTGACAAACATAGATGCCCCTTTTATGTGGTCGGCATTTTATTTAAACAAATTCCAAAAGATCAAAAAGGAGATAGGACAAATGGATAAATTTTTCAATGAATGGCTGTACCCGATGGGTCTGGGACTGATGGCAGGGATTGCCTTTGCAACGCTGATTTTTCTTGGGGTGTGATGACCATGAACGAGATATTTTTGAAGTATAAAGAACTGCTGAAACAAACTCCACCACTAACTGCCGAGGAGATAGAGAAGAAAATGATGAAGGACTACGGATGGACTTGGCAAGAGATTAAACTAGCGCAGGAATACTGCACCCCACCAGAGAAGAAGAACTACTGGGTGGATGAAAAGAGCAGCCAAGATTGGACAGGCTGGACTGATAAATACTGTGGTAGCAAATCCATTAACGATGCCACAGCACAGGATTGGGATGCTGTACGACCTGACATGGTTAACTCGCCACCTCATTACACCAAGGGAGGTATAGAAACCATTGACTTCATCCAAGCCAAGTTATCACCAGAGGAATATAGAGGCTATCTAAGGGGCAATCTGCTGAAGTACGCTAGTAGGCTAGGTGAGAAGGACTCGGACGATGCTGGCAAGGCTGCGTGGTATGCTCAACGGTTGGAGATGCTGTGAGGTATCTCTCGGTCTGTTCAGGTATTGAGGCTGCCACAGTAGCTTGGCACGACCTTGGATGGAAGCCAGAGGCCTTCTCAGAGATCGAGAAGTTCCCTAGCCAAGTTCTCAACCATCACTATCCAGATGTACCCAATCTTGGGGATATGACCAAATACAAGGAGTGGAAGCTAAATGAATCAATCGACATTCTGGTCGGAGGAACACCCTGTCAATCTTTCTCAATCGCAGGGCTTAGACAAGGGCTACAAGATCCAAGAGGAAACCTCATGCTCACCTATCTTGGAATTCTTGACAAGTTTAGACCCAAGTGGTGCGTATGGGAAAACGTGCCAGGTGTCCTCAGTTCCAATGGAGGAAGGGATTTTGGTTCCTTCCTTGGGGCGTTGGGCGAACTCGGCTATGGGTTCGCATACAGAGTGTTGGATGCTCAAAACTTCGGAGTCGCACAAAGGCGCAGAAGGGTGTTTGTTGTCGGATGTCTTGGAGACTGGCGAAGTGCCGCAGAGGTTCTTTTTGAGTCCGAAAGCCTGCTCGGGGATTCTAAGAAGAGCAGAGAAACGAGGGAAGAAACTTCCAACACGATTACAACAGGCATTGGAAGCCGCCTTGATGGACAAATAGACCAGTTTGTTGTTGGGTCTGGTACAGATCCAGAACTCATGTCTACCCTCAATGCGTCTGATTCAGATAAATGGGGTTGCAATCAATGGGTTGATGAAGGTAAATGTATAGTCTATGAGAACCACCCAGCAGACAGCCGTGTGACAGAAATGGGCGAAACTTGCTCTACTGTCGCTGCACGTTGGGGTACTGGTGGTGGTAACGTACCATTTGCAGTAAAAAGCTACGCTTTACAAGGTAGTATGATCGGTAGAGCAGAGAAGAATGGGCCACAAGGAGATGGTGTTAACGAGGACATTAGCTTCACGCTTAATACTACTGACCGTCATGCAGTAGCATCAACCTTCAAGATTATAGGTGGATGCGAGGGTGGTGGCAAAGGGTATTTGGGGCAAGACGAGAAGGCTTTTACTATTAGTACGGTACAGGATCAAAACTTGCATCACCACATGGCAGTACGCAGACTAACTCCAGTTGAGTATGAACGCTTACAGGGCTTTCCTGATGGCTATACAGACATTCAACTTAATGGCAAGCAGACACCAGATGGCGGTAGATACAAGGCACTTGGTAACTCAATGGCTGTACCGGTAATGGCATGGATTGGTAAGCGCATCCAGGAGGTCGAATGTGGCTCTTAATCGCAGCGTATATGTTCGCAGTCGGCTGGAATGTCCACGAAGTAACAACACCAAGAGAGCCGATAATTAAAGTGGAGGTGAGGAATGACTAAGATTGAGGAGTTGAAGAAGGAGATGGATGCTTGCAGGGCTGCGTGGGATGTTGCGGATGCTGCTGCGGATGATGCGAAGGTTGCTGTGGATGATGCTGCGGATGCTGCGGATGCTGCGTGGGATGCTTACCAAGCTGCACTAAAGGAGGTGAAGAATGACTGAACAAGATAAAGCATGGATAGACTACAGGCTTCGTCAAGAACGTGAGTATGTCGAGCAGAATGAAGTTGAGGACAAAAGAGAGAAGGTGCTGGCAAGGATATACAAACAACTGGAGGCTTTAAATGATAACAATTAAAGACTGGATGGAGGGTGTTAAGTACCGTATCAGCGATGTCTGGCACTTTCAATGGCAATGCTTCGGCTCTAACGCTGTTGGTCTAACATCAGAGTGGGGTGAGCAAGGTGGGCGCGACTACACAGTTGTCTATGACCCAAACACAATGGAGGTATTCGAGGTGTGTAGCTATAGCAATAAGGACTGTACTGCGTTACGTTGGATTCATCCTAAGTACAAAGCTGCGTATTTAGCAGAGGAACGATTAAGGGGTATGGGCAACATCTTTGATTTTCAAGATGTCAAATTTACCGAAGTCAAATCACCAGGAGGATGGGCATGGCTAACAAAACTAATTGGGTTATAGTGTCATGTATTCAACAGTTTGTGACATCTTATTGCGTGGAGTGTCCTGTTGACTTCCCTGAGTATGCTTTGGACACGGTGACAGCAGGAGAGGCTAAAGAGTTTTCACAACACTACATAGGAGAGAATATACTATCATATCAGGTACATACGTTAGACGAGGCTATAGGGCAATGCGATATAGACAACGAATATTTTAAGAAGTCAAGCACAGAGCAGAAGGTTCAAGCGTTTTTCACTAAGGAGAACGAGATTGGTAATCAAAGGAACAACTAGCGGTTACAAAGACATGGCAGATGGCACACTACGGTTAATCATAGACATCGAGCCAATGTGGGCGAGAGATGCAGTTCAACTGTTCGCTGATCGGGGAACATTAGTAGCGATTGCAGCTTTAAATGAAGATCAAATCGAAGAAATGTAAATCGTGTGGGGTAGAGTTTACCCCTACTCGACCAATGCAGATAGTATGCACCTGGTCGTGCGCGAATGACTTGACTGCTCGTAAGAAGCTACGCGCTATCAGGTTAGAGCAATCCAAGGGTAGACAGGAACTCAAAGGGCGCAGGGAGTGGCTACAAGATACCCAGAAGGCATTTAACAAGTTTATCCGTACTAGGGATGCTACCGAGCCTTGCATTAGCTGTAATCGACACCACACAGGGCAGTATCATGCTGGACACTACATGGCTACGAGTGTACGACCCAACCTAAGATTCACAGAGGACAACGTACATAAACAATGTCAACCGTGTAATACTCACCTAAGTGGGAATCTTTTATGCTATCGTATCAACCTAATCAAGAAAATTGGTCAGGAAGCTGTAGATGTTTTAGAATCCGCACCAGTAGAAAAGAAGTGGACTATCGACGAGTTGAAAGAAATACAACAGAAATATCATAAATTAAACAAGGAGATGATATGAAACACATGAGTGCAGACAGGGTTTATCTAAGCAGGAATGAACAACGCGACCTAAAACAAACCAGACAAGAGCGCATAAGGCAGCTAATAGCCCAGAAGCCCCTAATTCGTACCAAAGAGATGGCTATAATCATGGGGTTAACTGATTTTGTGGTAACTAATGCCATGCGAAGTATCAGAGATGAGTTCACTACAGTTTATCTAGCTAATACTGGTCAAGGGCGGTTAAAGGGCTTTATCTTGAATCCTGACTACGTTCATGTACCTAAACCAGATGACCCACTAGCGTTTAAGAAATCACCTTATGGCCGTATGGTCTTTGTAGACGATTTGATGCTGGCTAAATATGGAACGAAAGCGTTAGCCCAGCCCCTAAAAAAACTACCACGCAATTCTGTTGGATCTACAATGGAAGGAGGGTACTGGTAATGCTAGACTTCCCCATCTCTGATAATCTTACTACAGTAGGACATTTAATGACTTCTCCACTTTCTACCCCAAAGGACTGGGCTGGTGATATAATAGCACTTCGTAAGCTAATCAATAACATAGCTGGTGACTGTAATGACCGAGAGTATCGGTCTGCTTTGCCTCGTATACAAGAGGCTATAGAACATCTAAACTCACTAACTTACTATTGCGAAACAACACCAGAAAGACTAAAACGTAGTGGATGACACAGATATAGCCTCAATTAACGAGGAGATTCAAAGAGATTCAGAGTTAAGACGAGTACGCGCCCTAGTCAAAAAGACCCCACGTTCCAGTATATGCTTGGAGTGTGGAGTAAAGACAGACAAGGGTGCGCGCTGGTGTTCGTTACCATGTAGGGACTTCTGGCAACTACGCAAAGGTGTGAAATGACACTCACAGCTAAACAAGAATCATTCGCATTAGCTATAGTCAATGGTAAGAGCCAAACTGACGCTTACAAAGAAGCGTATGACACTTCAAACTATAAGGATAATACAATCCATGTTAATGCTAGTAAGCTAGTTTCCAATGCTAATGTAGCACTAAGGATAGCTGAGTTGCGTAAGGCTATAGTTTCAAAGGAGTTATGGACACGCGAGAAGTCAGTTAAGGCATTAATCGATGTATACAACCATCCTGATGCTAAGTGTTCAGACAAGACAGCCTCAGTCAAGGAATTGAACTGTATGCACGGTTTTAATGCGCCAGGACAACTCAACGTAGATCACAAGTTCGAGTTGCTACTCCCATTCGTCACCCAGACTATGATTGATCGCAATAGCTAGTGGGAATAAACCAATACGCTGTACGCGATGCTTTCGATAAGTTCCATCGTAGGAAAGAACGCTGGGGTGTTCTCGTATGCCATAGACGAGCAGGTAAGACTGTAGCTTGCATAGCTGAATTAGTTACCTGCGCTCTAGTTACACCTAAGTCTAATGCTCGGTTCGCCTATATCTGCCCACAGTTCAATCAAGCAAAGGATGTGGCTTGGGTCTACATTAAGCAATTAACCTCTGATATACCTGGTATCTCCTATAACGAATCAGAACTACGCGCAGACCTGCCAAATGGAAGCCGTATAAGGCTGTATGGGGCGGATAACCCAGATAGGATGAGGGGTCTATACCTTGATGGGGTAATACTCGATGAATACGCTGATATGAAGCCCTCAATATGGGGTGAGGTGCTTCGACCAGCATTATCAGATCGTAAGGGCTGGGGGGTGTTCATTGGTACACCTAAAGGCCATAATGACTTCTACGACCTATGGATGCGTACCGAATCGTCTAATGATTGGTTCAGGATGATGCTCAAGGCTAGTGAATCAGGTCTAATAGACCCAGTAGAGTTAGCAGCAGCCAGATGCGAGATGACCGATGACCAGTTCGCCCAGGAGTTCGAATGTTCATTCGAGGCAGCCATTCAGGGTTCGTACTACGGCAAGGAATTAGCCCTATTGGAGAGTTCGGGCCAGATTACCTCAGTTCCTTGGCAGCCAGAGGTGGATGTATTCGCTGCGTTTGACATAGGATTCAGCGACGATACCTCGATTTGGTGGTATCAGATCGTCAATGGCGAGATCCACGTTATCGACCACTTTGCCACAAATGGGGAAAATATCTCATTTTATGCCACCAAACTCTCCGAAAAGGGGTATAATTACAACAAGTTCGGGGGTAAGCCTTTTATCTGGCTACCCCATGACGCGAGAGCAAAGACATTAGCTGCTGCTGGTAAGAGCGTACAGCAACAGTTCTTAGAACTAGGTTACGCAAGTAGGATAGTGCCTACGCTGTCTATTCAAGATGGCATACAGGCTACTAGAATGACACTTCCAAAGTGTTGGTTTGACAGAGAGAATTGCAAAGACGGACTAAACAGCCTCAGTCTTTACCGTAGAGAGTTTGACGAGGGTAGGAAGGTGTTTAGAGAGCATCCGTTGCATGACTGGACTTCTCACGATGCCGATGCTTTCAGAATGTTATCAGTAGCTTGGCGAGAGGAACAGAAACCTAAACCCCCTCCTGAGATTAGATTCCCAACCCAGCAGACCATCGCTGAGTTAATTAAAGCCCAGCGCAATAAGCGCATTAATGATGATTAGGAGATACCATGCCGTTCGGAACTGACCCACTAGATATTTACCACAATGGAGTTTGGTACAACCATGCAGGAGTGCAGATCTCTGGGGTTGATGATAGCAATATAGTATCAGCGACAGCAGTCATGGTGAACGGAGATACAATCTTCACATCTACTGGCGATGTGACAATACATGACCTAGTATCTGTATGCGTGACAG